CGAGTTGCTTGCCTGCGCTGTAGAGTGCAATCTGGTTGGCATCGATAACTTTCCACTCATAGGGCGCTACGACCGCAGCGCTCGAGGGTGTGCCCCATTTCTGACCGTAGACTTTGACGGGTTCGCTTTCGTTGACTGGCATAGGAGGAGGCGGGGGAGCGATCACGACCACTGCCCAGCCACCACCACCCGAGACCCAGCGTTTCTTGAACTCTGCGGGGCTCATCCATTCGTACTTGGTTTCGCCGGGGAAGTTGTTATCAAGGATCGCTGCCCATTTTTCTGTGAGGTGTACCGCGTTGACCATATGCGCGATCTTGCCTGTGTACCTGGGCGAGTAGCCGTAAGTGACTGACGGCATTCTGCCGGTGGTGAGTGCGAGCTTGATCAGTGCGGGGTCGCTTCCTTCGTATTGCAGGTATTGTGCGCCGTCGCAATACTTGGCGAGCATCTTCTCGACCTTGGAAGGATAGCCACCACCCTGTTCCCGTGTCATTTTTTGCTGGAGTCCGAGGATGCTATCCACATTTTGCCACCTGCCTGCGTGCTCAATGCTGGTGAAGACGCAAAGGCCCGCGCCGTCACGGCCTCCGGTGTTCTTCATTTGTTGCGATCCGGGCAAGTCAATTTGAATTTCTTCAGCGCCATCGGGAGAGGTGCGACCACCCTCAACGGAGGTTGCCTCGATCTGATTGAAGAGCAAGAGCCATAGGAAGAGGTTCATCATGGGCCTTTCGGGTTACTGCGCCTTAAGTAATTTTCTGATCGCTTTAATTTCTGCTTTGCTGAGAAAGTTATCTTCTTGCTCTGCGTCACGCTGTTGCTTATCGGCTTTGCGTTTCGCCTTTTCCTCAATGCTGATATCCTTCACCTTGGTTTTCACCTTCCACTGCCCTTTAACTTTTTTCGGTGCTTCAACTTCCGTGTCTTGTGTCAGGTAGTCGGTCTGCGGTGTGTCCTCAATTTCAACTAGCACATAAGTGCTGCCTTCCACATCGCCACCATTCCAGCCTTCTGCAAAGCTGGTCTGCGGGTGGTTCTGCTGTGGATAGGATGGAAACTCTAAGATCGTGTCACCGTTTATTTTTGCGTACTGCATGATTGGTTAGCTCCGAGTAAAGATGTGTACTTTATTTGATCCAGAACCGCTGCCAGTTGAGTAAACATTAGTGCCGTCTGCTGCAATACAAATACCAAAAGGTTCATCTCCAGCAGCAATGGTACTAGTTCCAGAGAGTGCACCTGTTCCAGTGTTTCTTGTATAAATACCAACAGTTGCATTGCCTAGGTTGGCGGTGTAAACGCTTACACCATCTGCTGCAATGCAGATGCCATAAGGATACAATGCAGCAATGGTGCTAGTTCCAGAGAGTGCCCCTGTCGATGTGTTGCGATCAAAGATGGAAACAGTGCCACCCGAATAATTAGCCGTGTAAACGCTCGCTCCATTTGCGGAAATGCAAATAGACCTAGGGACACTTCCTGTAGCAATGGTGCTTGTTCCAGAGAGTGCCCCTGTGCTTACATTTCTACTAAAGATTGAGACTGTGTTGCTATTGAAATTTGTTGCGTAAACGCTCGATCCATCTGCGGAAATACAGATTCCATAAGGTGAAGATCCAGCAATAGTGCTAGTCCCACTCAATGCACCAGTGGTGGTGTTGCGGTCAAAGATAGAGACTGTGGCTCCAATATAATTAGCCGTGTAAACTGACTTCCCATCTGCGGAAATACAGATGTTATAAGGCCTACTTCCTGTAGCAATGGTGCTTGTTCCAGAGAGTGCCCCTGTGCTTACATTTCTACTAAAGATTGAGACTGTGTTGTTATTGAAATTTGTTGCGTAAACGCTCGATCCATCTGCGGAAATACAGATTCCATAAGGTGAAGATCCAGCAATAGTGCTAGTCCCACTCAATGCACCAGTGGTGGTGTTGCGGTCAAAGATTTGAATATTCCCAGACCTAGCTGCGTAGACTGACTTCCCATCCGCAGAAATGCAAACGCCTCTTGGTGTTGTACCAGCAGCAATTGTAGTACTTCCACTCAACGCACCAGTAAACACTCGGCCCCTACTCACACCCATAACTTTTCTATTAATTGGCATTAGTGATTTTGGCCTCCAACCATTGCATACCAAGTCGTGCCACCATCCCAAGTGGTCAGCACAAAGATGTCAACTTTTGCGTTAGTGCTAGTCAGCGTGGGGGCAGTTCCACCACTCCACTTAATTGCAGCACCCCAAGTCACAGCCCTAGCCGTTCCATCCATCGTGAATGCCAGTGTTATTCCGTATGCGTTTCCGGTGGTCGGGATATTTGAAATGTTCAGTGTCGTGATGGCTGCATTCAGCGAGACATGAAACACATTCCCAAGGGCACAATTTAGCGTGAGCGTTCCGCTGGATATCGTTGGTGCGGTTTTCGTTTCGATGAGGCTGGTGATCGTTGCGCTTGTGAGCGTTGGCGAGGTTGCGAAAACATTTGCACCGCTTCCAGTTTCATCCGTGAGGCATGAGGCAAGATTTGCGCTCGATGGTGTAGCCAAGAAAGTTGCAACGCTAGTTCCAAGACCAGAAACTCCTGTCGATATTGGCAAGCCGGTGCAACTGGTGAGCGTACCGCTGGAAGGTGTACCGAGAACAGGAGTCACCAAAGTTGGTGAGGTTAGCGAAAGTGTGTCACCGCTTTGCAGTTCTTGCACTGTGGTCGTGTTCAGTACTAATGGATATCTTGCTGCCATGTTTTCTCCTAGGTGACGGTTACATTAACGGTGGTAACGCCACCAAATAAAAGCACAGGCAACGAGCCATTTGAAATACTGACATTGGTCACGGCTCCGCTGTAGAGCGTGACAGGTAAAGCTGTGACTGTGGATGCCCCAATCTGAATGATGCTGGGAGTTCCGTTATCCTTGCGTGTGTAGAGCTTGCCATCGTAGGTATTAACCCCAAGCTCACCCAGTGCGAGATCACTTGTGGTTGGCACCTTTGCAGCTACTGCGCTTTGTTTAATCTTAATTAGATTAGCCATGTTAGAAAGTCCCGCCATCGATAATGATGCCACTGCCTAGACTGGTTGCTGATAAGACTACAGTTCCGTTGATGTAGTAGGATTTCGCTGCTGCGATGTTGATATGCTCGCTCGATGTCCAGGCATCGGTGGCATCTACCCAGTTCCATGTGTGATCAGTTAAACCCTTCAAGGTTAGACCGCCACCATCTGCACCCGCATCGGTAGTGGATGCGCTAGCAAGAACAATGTTCTTATCACCCACTGCAAGGGTGGTACTAGAGATCGTGGTGGTCGTGCCGTTGACGGTTAGGTCACCACTGAGAACCAAGCTAGTGCCAGTCGCCACTCCAATGTCAGGAGTGATAAGCGTAGGACTCGTATCAACTACGAACTTTGATCCGGTTCCGGTCTGGCTAGCAATTACAGTAGCATTGCCACTGCTTGTGATCACTCCGGTAAGGTTAGCGTTCGTGGTCACTGTTGCAGCGTTGCCAGTTGTGGACTGGTTCAGGGTGGGAAAGGTGCAATTGGTGAGCGTTCCCGAGGAAGGCGTGCCGAGTGCTGGTGTTACCAGCGTAGGCGAAGTGTTCATCACGAAGGTGGTGCCTGTGCCAGTTTGCGAAGCGATCGAGGTCGCGTTCCCTACTGATGTTATCGGGCCAGTCATGTTGGCATTTGTGGTGGTTGTTACTGCGAAGTCAGGGCCACCGATTGCGATTACGGATGTTGCCACCCCAAATGAGTCATCACCTAGACCGTAGTACAGAATCCTCCCGCCTGAGTTCTCGTTGAAGGCCAGCTCCGCTGAACCCAAAGTTGTAGGTGCGCCAGTTGAGCCACCTATTCTGCGTTTGATTCGGATCGTGTTCGCCATGATAAAAAGTCCTTAGTTAAAAGTTACCTTCAGAAATTACCACCATCTAGTTTGTTGGTGTTGACCCACTGCGTGGAAGCCGATGAGTATTTTAAAAGGTCACCATCTGCCACCCCAGTAATGGTGGTGTCGGTAAGGCCATCGAGGGTCGAAGAACCAGCGGCACCCGCTGGCCCTGTCAGGCCACGGCCATCGTAGACGGTCACCAGCGTCTCGCCTTGCGAAACTGTGACGATGCCAGATTCTGTGACCACTACGATATCAGGCACGGGTCACCTCCGCTTTCACGGTGAAGGTGCCTTCGATGAGTCTGATCACCGTTGAGCCGGTGTAGAGTTCTAAATCGTAGAAGTATTTACCAGGCGTAATCGCTTCCATCGTGGCAGCGTCAACCAATAAATCCACAGTTCCAGCGGCACCGCCTAGCGTGATTCGGGTGTTTTCGGTGGTGAGCTCCAGCGTTACGGTTGCGCTTGCTGCGGTTGGCCGTACCTGCATCGCTGCGGTGTAGCCTGTCAGATCGGTCTCGACCTCGTCAGCGTCGGTGTACAATATGGTACGGGCGAGGGTTGCCCCTTGTTCTGCCGCAAAGTTGTAGATTCCTGCTGGCATAATGACCTCCGAAAAAAAGAATATTACCGAGGTTAATCTGGCTTGTGTGGCGATGCAAATCGCTCGCACTTTTAGGGTATTGCTGTAGGTTCCATCGTGTAGTTTGCGAATCCGTAAGAGTACTGAACGCCTGCGGTGTTAGGCGTTCCAGCCATCTTGAAAAGATCAATCGCCACGGTGCCGGATTGCACTACGGCTGGAGGCCATGTAAAGAATGGGCTTCCATCGATTGGATTTCCACCGTTAAACGCAAAAGGGTTAGGAATTGGAAACTGCATATAACGAGTTACACCAGGCAAATAAGTATTTGTAAACCAGTCGTAACTTGCGTAACCCCAACCGCCTCTAAGTTCTGACGAAAGGTAGAAATAAGTTAGCTTTAAACCATTGGAAACCACATACAATCCGGTGATGCCGTTGTAATGCCAGTGATTATCCTTCCCTAAGGATACCCCAGCTTTGATGGCATCTCCAAACAGTAGAGATTGAGTCCATGAAGGATGCAATTCAAAGTGAATAACCATGGTTGGATCCTTTAGCTTGGTGGTGGGGTGGGTGAATAACCAGGGTTTTCTAAATAGTAGTTGGCAAAGCCTTTGCACTTGCTGACCACATAACCGCTTGAGGTTAGAAGTGGTATGCCTTCCATGCGAAAAAGAGAAACCTCTTGCAAATAAAGGTTGGTGTAGCCGTAAAAATCTGGATGCCTTATAACTTCTGTTGGTTCGTTATGCGGTGCCCAGTCTACTGGTGTTGTGTATCCACTAAAGTTAAAGTCTGTTGATGGCAAGTATTTGCTAGAGCTTCCTAGATATGATGAAAACATTTCATAGTCTGCATATTTCCACCCTCTCGCACCTGAGCCAACTAACTTAAGTCTGACATAGTTCTTAACATTCACAGCAGTGGTAAACTCGCCTTCATAATTGTTGTACCCTGCAACTTTAGTTAATGTGATTGAGTTTGGAAGTTCAGATGTGTAATCGTTGGTAGTCCAGCCTCTAGTTGGATAGGGTGCATTGGAGGCAATCACATCAGGCAAGGTATGCAGGTAGGTTGCTGGCTTTTTCGTTAATGTCAGTGTAGATGGTAACACCATGCTGGTTAATGGTGCGCCAAAACTAATTACTGGATTTGATACAGAATCAACAAGTTGCAAGCTTTCATCAAAGTAAGATGTAAATACAAGTGTGAATGAAACACTAGGAATTGTTCCCCCAAACTGGATGTAAAAGTAAATATTCCTACTCCTCAACCAAACAGATATAGTTAATCCAAACACTGTATTGGAGATAACAAAGTTGTAGGTAACATAGAAATCTGCAGTTGTAATTACCTGATTAAACTGACAGGAAGGGCTTTTGCTATTGTCATAATTATCTGCGGTTGTCAAATATAAGGTAACTGGAGCATTCATTAAAGCAATAGCTGCAATCACTTCTGATTCTCTCCAACCTCTAAATCCTGCGTTGGAACTATAAAGTGCGCCAGAACTTCTAACTAAAGATGGAGTTATTGTTACTGATGATGGCACCTTGTCAGGAAAAAAGTTTTCGTTATCGGGATAGTCAAAGCTAGGGAATTGTTGATTAAAATATGGCTCATCGCAGCACTCAGGAACCTTTGCTTGTAAGTTGTAATAGCCACCTGATTCCCTAAAAACTATGGTTCCAGTGCCTCCAGTAGTAAATATCACTGGAATTTTTGCCAAGGCATTAGCATAAGAATTTGCAAGACCGAAACCACCACCAACACCAGAAACAAAAAACAAAAAGTATAAAGCGGTAGGACTATATCCCCCAGGTAATATACCACCAGTGGTCGTTAAAGTTCCGCATCGAACATTTCCATTGGGTAGAGGAGCAGGTATTAAACCAGATTGCCAAATTCCAGTACCAGAGTTATAGTTTGTAAAGTCATAACCATAAATGGGTGTACTATTAACAATCATGAGATTAGCCCATGGGATCTAATGCGAGCTAGCAATAAATTCAATTGCGTTCTTAAATCATCAATAGCCGTTTGTGTTGTCGATGCTGCGGTTGCTAAATCCACATTAGAAATGGTATGCGCTGCCACATCCGTCACCGCTGCAAGTGGTGTTGCAAACTCAACCGCTGTGGCACCTGCATTAACCTTTAATAACTTCCCCCCTGCACTGGTGTAAGATGAAGGGAAATCGGTTGCGCCTTTTAGGGTAAGGGATCGCCACCCCTTGACCCCTGAGTTAGTCGTTGCGTAATATTTGTCATTACCAGGCGTTGTAGTGTCGTTCACTAATTGCAGGGTGGTAAACACACTAGAGTTATTCGGATTACCTCCACCCACAAGACTATTGGTGGTGGTCACATTAGGAGTTGCAAAATCTAAAGCGTTAGCATTTCCGCTATTACCTAGATTACAAATGACTGATTTATAACTAGCACCTGAATAAGTGTTCGGTGTATCTGTCAACCCTAGAAAGTCTGCTGCCGTTGGTGCGCCTGAAAAGTTCGGACCAAACTCTAAAGCGTTTGCTGCTTCATTCACCATCACAATTCTAGAAGCATTCCCTACAAAGCTTTTAGGCACCACATCCACCAAACCTAAAAAGTTCTTGAACACTGCGCCATCATAGTCGGAGGTGGTTAAGCTCGCAGTGGTCACTCCTATGCCAGACCCATCGGTATGACAAACAACCCCCGTGACCACTTCGAAAGTGGAGCCTGCACCACCTGCGTTCGTCTTCACCACAAACACCGGCAAGCCTGCCGAGGTGTAGCCCGAGAATTGCCCCATGTAGTGACTACCAACTGTGAGCGCTGCCCCGTTTAACTCTTTGATCTTAACCTCGTTTATGTCATTCATGGTGTTGGCGCTGGCGTGGTAGTCCACCCTCTGACCGGTATTGAGTGGCGAGCCCAGCGCCGTCACCTTCACCACGCTCATCGTGGAACCACCCAGCATGGGCCCGATGCGTGTGGGTTCGGTCGTGTCGCCCTCGACCGCTTTCACGACGCGGGCGATGCGTCTTGCTGAGTCTTCAGTGAAGCCATAGGCGCTGCTCATTAAAGTATTTTCCTGTAGATGGGGGTCAGATAGGAGTAATCAATGTCGTCGTAAATACGGAAGCGAAGGAAGCCTTCGTTCGCCTCAGTAGGGAAGACCCCGTGATCAAATGGGATGCCGGTGGTGCCTATGATGACTACCCCATTCGGGAGAACATTACCCGCAACATCTCGAGCCGTGATCAGCTTGGTGCCGTTCCATTCGGTGTAGCTATGATTCAAGACTAACGCATCCCAGCTTTCTTTATCTAGCAGGTATTCAAGCGAGATGCGCCAGTACTTGACGCCGTTCTCATAGACCCTCTTTGCGGTGACTTTATCGAGGAGCATACTGCGGGCAGGGAACCCCGAGAACGCATCCGCATTGACGCACTTGACCCGTGCCATCCATGTGAGAGCGACGAAGGTGGCACTGTTAAATTCTAGCTTCATAGTGAGTAACGGCTTGTGAGACATCACCGGAGGGTCAAAGCGTTCGCCGTTGCCATTCACCATCGGCTTGCGGGGGGTGCTAAAATCTTTGTCGAGAACCCATTCCTTATCGACCGTACTAAAATCAATGTCCGTAGGCCTCGTCAGCGGGTTCTCGTTCGCCTCGCTGGCCTTCTCTTCAGGGCTCGCTCCCTTGTTCTGGCTCGCTACCTCGGGCGTCTGCGCTGCGCTCGGCGTGGAGCTCGGTGCCACGGTGTCGATATTGGAATTGTAACTGCAAGTGATTTTCCAGAAATGCGGGTCATCCATCTGCGAGGCAGTCCTACCGACACAGAAGGCTTTATCATATTTTGGATGCACTGAGAACATGGCGGGCAGGTTCTCACCGAAGAGGTTGGGCACATCGTCGGCCACATCGTTCGTCTGCACAATGAACGAGCGCACCAGCGAGACCTGGCGTTTGCTGTCATCACTGCCGGTTCGGCCTTCAAAAGTTTCGTAGGTGTTCACGACTGCCATAGTGTCTCCTTTACACTTGAACGATGTTCATTGCATTGTTGTTTGCTGTCGCTGCTGCGATCGCTGCCAAGTAGTTATTTCTTGCGGTGTCTTTTTCTTCTGCCCGTTGTTGTAGCCTTAACAATCGATCCGCTGCGCTCTCGCCTCCCTTTGCGTTTTGGATCTTGAGCACTTGCGAGAATGCGCCTGCCGTGCCCTTGATGAGTGCGGCAGGGTTTTTCAATTCTTCCATCGCTCCCACGCTGCGTTCTAGTTCGTCAGCAAGTTGCGCTGCACCCGCTGCAAAAAGATCAGGCCGATCCGCAAGGGTCATCTGTAACTCTTCCATTTTTCTGCGGTAGGTTTCGAGCGGGCTTTCAATGTTGGAAAGCTCCCTGATCCATGCAGGCATTTGATCACCACCCATGAATGCGTTAAGGCCTGAGACATCGAGGGCGTCGATCTTCTCGAAGATTAGCGCAATAGCGTTTGAGTATTCCGTGTTCGTGATGATGCCAGCTTTAAGCTTGGCGTCCAGCGATGCCATCGCACCTTCGGAAAGCTTTGTCATTTGGGCTGCAAACTCTTCGGCAGTAAGGTTTCCAAGTTCCATTTCGCGCCGAAGGATAGCGATTGTCGAGCCTACGCCACCTTGCAAGGTGTTCAAGAAAGTGGTGTGCCCTACATTAGCGGCGGTTAGCGATGAGAAGAATGAGTCGATCTGCGTGTCAACGCCAGCGAGTGAAAACCTTCGGAACGGGTTGGCCTTATCTGCGAAGCCCTTCGACCTTTCAACGATCGTGTTCTCTAGTTCCATTAAGAACTGATTACCGGCTTCGCCACCGCTTCCCCCGATGCGTCTCGTTATTTCATCAAAGGAGGCATTCATTTTTGTTTTGATCGCTTCTGCATCGATCTGAGGGCCACCACCACTTACCTTGCTATTAGCGTAAAGGCCACCCGCAACACCACCAATGATCGCAGCGGGAAGAGCAGTAACGCCACCAAACGAACCAGCGAGCGTTCCAACCTTGGCGCCTGCTACCACACCTGCAAAGATGGCTGCAAACTTCTTGAGCCCGCCCACGGCAGCTACGATCTCATTGATGACTGTGATTGCCCCACTCATCACCGACTGCATTGCTACCATTACGCCCTGTGCAAAGGAAACAACCACAGCCCTAATGTTGTCGATACTCCCCACCGCCACATCGGCCCCGCCCATCGTGGTGAAGAAACTCACCAAACCCTTGAACGCATCGAATAACACATCTCGAACCACGGCGAGCACCATACCGATATTTTTGATCGCTGGGGTTAGTGAATCAAAGTTCGCTCTGAGACTTTGCATAAACCCAATGAGGCTTTTTGAAAAACCTTTGAGATCCAAAGCGTCTACAATGTCGGCACCGAACTCAGTAAAGAACCCTTGCACCTCTCCTGAAAGTCGAGCATAAATTCCTTTAAGTGTTCCAGCCTGTTCTTCTGCCTGCTTGATCACATCTGCATTGTTACTCATCCCAGCAAGTGCGTTGAGTGCGCTCCCAGTTCCGACTTTGTTTTCAGCAAGCAAACGCATGGCATCATTAGCGCTGATCGCTGTGTTGTTTACCAGATTTAATCGATCAGCCAAAGCTTGGTAAACAGGCAGGCCCATCGCTGCGAGCGCTGCGAAATCATCCTTGGAAGCTTGACCCGTGCGGGTCATGTTCTGAGCGACTTCCCCTAATTTGTTAAAGACATCCGTGGCACCCGAACCAGCAACCAAACTAGTGCGCCCGAAGCTTTCAATCATCGTGGCAGCATCTTTACCCGAGACCCCGAGGCCGAGGAACCCGGTAGCTAGCTTGCCGACTGCATCTTGAGCGATGCGCCCCTGATCAGCGATCTCGCCCATCACGCCACCAAGACGCTCGGCATTGGCTTCGCCAGCGAGCCCTTTGATTCGGGTCAGGATCTCTTCGGTGTTGGCAAAAGCCATCACCGCTCGGTCGTAGATTTTGTACACACCATAAGAGGCGAGAGCGCCCCCGATCGCGGTGACCGGGTTCATGATGAGGTTGGTTACGCTTTTAAAAATAGATGAGGCAGCGGACTTGATTTTGGTTTCGACATGGGTGAGGAACGATGCGAGCTTGCTCTTCGCTTGCGATTCCTTGGCGGCATCGCCACCACCCACTGGAGCTTGCCCGCCTTGCGTGAGAAGTTTCAAAGCATCCTTGCCTGAGATCGCACCCGAGGCGATCCGCTTCATGACTTCTGCGGTTGTTACTGCTTTACCTTCAACCTTGGAAAGTTCCTTGGCCATCGCATCGAACGCTTTCACGCCCATGCTTTCCAGCGCTTGTATATCTTTGAGTAAGACCTTATCCGACTCGCCGATCTTTCCGAGGATGCCAGCGAAAGCCTTGCTCGCTTCGCCTGCGTTCTTGGCAAACTTACCTATACCTTTACCGAACTTGTCCAGGGTGCTGGTAATCGTGTCCGCATCGAGGCCGAGCTTCTTGAGCGAGACCGCAAAGGCGAGAGCATCATCTGCTCCGAGCTTTGAAGTCTTGGCGAACTTGTGCAAGGCGTCGCCCATGACCCCGGCGACATCATCATCGAAATGCTTGGAGGCCTCTGAGGTCACTGCCTCAAGACTTCCCATGTCCTCTTTGACTTTGTCGAGATTGGTGATGAAGTCGGTGATCGACAGGCCCATCGAAACATTCAATGATCCGATAGTTTTTGCCATCATCGACTCCTAGGTTTTCTTAGTGCCCATCGCTGTCGCCCACGCCTTGAGCCCTGCGAAGTTGTCAACCTTCTTGTTTTCACCGTACCAGTCCGGGATAAAATCCTTTACCTCGAGCACCTTCGACTCTGCACCCCGCCACACATTCGCTGTTGTGCTGCACACCTGCGCTGCATGAATGTCGGCACGGTCTGCGTCAAGTGGCTCGATCGTTGAGAAAGCCATCCACTCGGTCAACTCCTGGGCGTCCATGCCATCTAGGAGTTCACCGACGGTCTTCTTCAAGTGCCCAGCAAGACGGAATAGAAACCGCCTCCCCGGACGCTCGATTAGTTTTTTCTTGCTTCCTCGACTGCACCGCCACTCATGCCGTTATGACGGGCACACGCATCGAAGAGGATGCCAACAAGAGGCGCAGGCATCTCGCCCACAGCTTCGACCTCGGCATCGGTAAAGATTCGCTTGCCTTGATCATCAGCGATAGACCTCACCACCAGCTTGGCTCGAATGTTCGTCAGGTTACCTGACTTTGAGCCCGCACTGATTTCGCTTTCAAGTTGATCACGCTCACGGGAGCTAATCACTCGGAGGAACACTTCCT